CGCTGATCGCTGGCGTTCTCACTTCGTCCGCTCCAGCAGTCCTCGCAGCGCGGCGAGAATTTCCTCGTCCTCCTCGCTCGGCCCGTACTCGTCGCAAAGCCTCTGGTGGTTGGCAGTCGCCGCGGCCACCGCCTCCCGCTCCGCATCGGTGAGCCGCGCCACCGGCTCCGGCTCGACCTCGAGGGCCTCGGCCTCCAGCGGGACCGCGTGGGCCTGGCCGATCCGCCCCGCGAGCAGGGCGTCGAGCATATGCCGGCGGCAGAGGTGCTTGTCGGCGACGGACCAGCGGGCCTCGGCGCCGCAGCGGGGGGCGGTGCAGGGTGTCACGCCGCACCTCCTTGACGGATCTTGTCCGCGATCGCCCGCTTCGACGCCTCGAAGGCCGCCAGCTCGCCGGGGCTCCAGGTCGACAGCGGAGCCGGGGGCGGCTCCTCGCCCGGCCTGCCGGCCGGCCTGGCGTGCCGCGGGTTGTCGAACTGCCCGCCGAGGACCTTGTCGACGAACCCCGGCGCGACGAGCTGCGGCAGCGTCACCGGGTCGGCGAAGTAGCGGCAGCGGGGCAGGGCCTCGATCGCCGCGAGGGCCTTCTCGAACCATCCGGGCTCGTCGAGCCGGTCGGCGAGCTTGTCCGGGGCCGTCGGCAGGCACCATGCCTTCCCGTGTTTCCGCTTCACGGCCTCCGCCCAGGCCGTCCGGAGCGTCTCCCAGCCGGACGGCCCGGCAGGGCCGCCGCCTTCCGTCCGCGCAGCATCCCCGGGGGAAGAAGAAGAATTTCTATCTCCTCTATCTCCTCTCTCTGGTGCGCGACCGCGCACGGCCCCGTGCGCTTTCGCGCACTCACCCGTGCGCGACCGCGCATCGTCCGCCCGAATCGAGTGCATTGCCCGTGTTTTCGCGGATTTCGAGAACCGGCGATCCCATCCGGGGATAGCAACGGTCCCGTTGTCCGCGTCGATCACGAGCCAGCCCACCGCCTCGACCTCCCGCCAGAACTCCTCGTCGCCCCCGCAGATCCTCCCCAGGAGCCGGACCGACATCCGGGCCGTCCCGTCAGAGCTGTTCAAAGCCGCCCAGCCCCAGAGCATCAGGAGCCGGCCGACGACCTGGTCGGGGGCGAGCCCCGTCCGGTCGACCAGCTCGAGGACCTCCGGCTTCTGCGGCAGGCAGACATCGTAGGGAATCCATTCACCGGCCATTTTGGCCTCCTTTCCATTCCGCCCCGCCGCGTCGAAGCGGCTCCGTGCCTGTCACGAGGGCGGCTGATGCACGTCACGACGCGGCTGGAATCTTGGCCTGGGCGTGGTACTTCAGATCAGTCGTGGCGCCGCGACGCCAGGCGTTCCATGCATGCAGGCACTTGACATACATTTCTCGCGGGGCAGCAATAGCGCTGGCATTCTTTGAAGTCGCGCCGCCACCGTAGTTGACTGTTTTAGACAGCAAAAACCTGTGAAGGACGCGGTCTGGTGTTTTTGGAGTAGCCCCAGTTCCATCTCGTACCGCGAGCCAGAACTCGCTCGCGTCACGCCGCGACTTCTGATAGCACGCATGCATTGCGGCAACTACTGGACCTCTCCATAGAAGGCGAGTTTTCTCTCCGCAGTGGCCCCCAAGAACATCGTAAACCCACAACACGAATCGTTTGCCAGATTCCTCCAAAAGGCACTCGGCTCGCTCAGCAGCGGCAACCTTTGCGTACTCATTGCCGTGCTTTACAAAAGCTATTGCCGTTACGCACAGATTTATGATCTTCGTCGGCACCTGCGACAACTCATCGTCGATCGCAGCAAACGCGCGGTTGATGTCGTTAGTCGTCCGGACTTGCGTGCGGCTGTCGAATGTTGCGTAAAGCCTCGCCACGTCATCAAGATCGTCGCAGTGGTAATGCTCAATCGTGGCATGTATTACCTGCGGAAGTTCCTCATATTCCGCGAAAAGGTTGCTCGTGTGCTTTCCGTTTACGCGGTAGGTCGCCTGCGTCTCGTTGCAGTGCACTGTGGCCCACTGCACGGGCCGAAAAAGACCGGCAGTAAGCATCTTTCTGTAAGCCTCAACACGCTTTGGATTCAACGGACGATCGTGCGGCACTGGCTCCATGTCGCGAAACCTGACCGCCAGTTGCTGCGTAACCTTCTCGGTCTTTGGCGTCCCGACCAATTCGTATCCCATTCTCTTGCCCTCTTCTTTTATGCATGCTTCACAACGCCCGACCAGCGTCACCGCGACGCCGCCGTGATCTGCCACACTCTCGCCCCTGCCGTCCCGTGCCCCTTCCGCCTGGTCGTGAACCCGACGGCCTCGATCCGCCCGTGCCGGGCCAGCGTCCCGAACACCGGCCCGAAGGCCCGCGCGTCGTGGGGCACCAGGCCGAGCCGCTGGCAGTGATCGACGATCTCCTCGCCGGAGCGGGGCCGGCCGTCCGCGAGCAGCTCGAGGACCGCGGCCCGGGCCGCGCCGGCGTCGAAGCCTGCCCGCTCGGCCTTCGCCAGGCAGGCCGCCCCGGCCGCGAGACCGGCCTCGACCGGCGTCGGGGCCGGGGGCCGGCGGCAGAGCGCCACCAGCGGCAGATCGGCGTCCGATTCGATGTAGGTTCCCACGATTCCCTCCGTGTGTTCGTGCCCCGTGTCGTGGGGCGGCCGGCTGATCCGGGTCTCGGTGAGTCAGGCCGCTCCCGGGTGTCTGCTGCCGGTGTTACTTCGCGACCGCCGGCTGCGCTCTCCCTGGGGCCTGCGCGGGCCCCTGCGGCCGGGAGCGGCCGCGATGGATCAGAACGGGATGTCGTCCTCCGGCGGCCGGGAGACGGCGTCGGCCTTCTTCGTGGCCGTCCTGGCGGCCGGCTTCGCGGCCGGCTTGGCCGGGGCCGCTTCGGGTTCCGGCTGGTGGAACTCGCCGACGTTCGGGAAGATCCCGCCCTTCGAGCCGGTGCCGTGCCAGATCCTCGCCACGACATTCCGGCCGACGACACCGTCGCCGCCGGCCAGGATCGCGTCGCGGGGTTGGCCTCCGGTGCGAGCCGGCGATCTTGGCGAACGACTTCGCCGTCGTCGGCGGATCACACCTGACCCAGTAGTACCTGGCGTCCTCATGGACCAGCATCACCTTGAGCCGGCCGTCCGCGATCTCTGCCGACTTGATCGTGAACGGGTGACGGCCTTCGGGGACGTTCTCCCGCTCCGGCGGCGCCGCCGTGTTGGAAAAGTCCTCGAACGTGTCGTCGTCGAGCATGTCGAAAGCATCAGCCATTGGTAACGGTCTCCTGCGTGGTGGGTTCGATCTCCTGGTGCCGGGCGTTGATCGCCCCCATCAGTTCCGCGACCTCGAGGTCGGTCAGGTGCCCCTCGCTCGTCAGCTCGTCGATCCGGTCGCCCATGCGCCCGAGGGCCTTCACGGTCTTTGCGGCCCGGATGTGGCCGAGGATCTCGGGCACCGTCGGCGGCGCGTCGCCCGGCTCCTCGACCTCGGCGGCCTTCGCCGGCCGGGCCGGCTGGGCCACCGGCGCCGGAGTCCCGTCGGCCAGCCAGGCGGCGAGCTGCCGCCCGAAGTCCTCGCCCGGCTTCTCCAGGAGCTTGTCCTGGAACTTCCCGGTCCGGTCCTTGATCACGTTCGCGATGTGGTCCGTCGAGATCTCGACCAGGAGGTCGAATTCGTACTCGACGCCCTTGCCCTGCTCGGGGGCGAGGCCGACCCGCTGGGGTGTTTTCTTGCCCCGGCCGTCGTCGACGGTCGTCCACTCGGTCTTCGACCGCATGGTGCCGATAACGTGCCCGGGGAAGCCAAGGATCGCCGCGACGAGCTTTCGCTGGAGCGGCGTCCCCTCCGACCAGGCCGACCAGGTGTTTCCCCGGTACTTCGCCTTCGCGAGCTTCTCGACCTCGTCGCAAAGCGTCTGCCAGCCGTGCGACAGGCTGTCGATGATCAGGACGGCGTAGCCGGCCTCGCCCGCCTCGCGGATCGCGGCGACGTAGCCGTCGATCGTCAGGTCCTGCAACTCGAGGACGTCGAAGTCGAACCGGTCCGAATACTTCGACGCGGAGCCGCGCTCCGTGTCGATCACGGCGACCGGGCCTCCGAGGCCCTTCGCCACCCGCAGAGCCGAGAACGTCTTCCCGGCGCCGCTCGGCCCGAAGAAGGCCGCCCGCAGTTTCGCGGCCGCCTTCGTTGCTTTCTTGAATCCTGCCATCGTCACTCCCTCCCAGGTGAAAAGCCGCGGACGGGCTCCGCCCGCCGCGGCGTGGTGTCGCTTCCCTGCCAGCCGGCATCCCGCCGGCATCCTCGACCGCTGCATCCGTTGTCGCGGCCGTCCTCCATGTGCGATCCCAGTCCCAGGACGACCAGCGCCGCCACGCCCACGAACCAGACGAGCGTCGCGACGATCAGCCAGACCCCGATGATCCCGGCGTTCATTTCCAGACCTCCCCGCTCTCGTCGCACAGGTACGGCCAGCCCTCGTCTCGGGCAGTCCTGGCCCTCATCAGCAGGCCAGCCGCCAGCCCCAGCCCGCCGCGGGCGTCGATCTCGCGGATCAGCTCGTCGAGCCGCCGCAGCGGCGCCCAGGCCGCCCGGGCCAAGTGAAAAGACTGCCGGCCCCGCCGCGTGGCCGAGTGTCCGATGATCTGGTCGGGCTCGATCTCCACCAACTCGCCGGCGTAGTCGACGATCAGCCGGCCGTCGCGCCTCCCGCAGACGACCGACGACGCGGTCCGCCCGGCGGGCCATTCGTCGAGCCGCCACCAGACGAGATCGCCGAGCCGCAGGTGCCGGCCGTAGAGGTCCTGCATCACGCGACAGGCGGCGTCGGCTTCCGCGTCCCCGGGCATGCGTTCTCCAGTCATGCGTTTTCTCCTCATCTCCAAATTGTGAGCAGCAGCTCGGCGAGGTCGAAGATCGTTCGCGCGAGTTTGGAATCCGTTCCAAGTTGCTGCCCCAGTCGCACGAGCGACAGGCAGACGATCAAAGCGTTCCAATCGAGTCGTTTCACGATCGGCTCTCCTGATCGACGGGCGGGAATATATTCACCCGATCTCCAATTCGTCAACAGGCATTTTTTCGGATTCTGGGACGCGGAAATTCAGGCCGTTTTTCGGCCTCGCGGACGGCGTCCGCACAGTTTGCCGGCAGCGCGCAGCTTGTCGCGTTCCTTCGCGATCCGCTCCAGTTCATCGGCGTCGTAGACGTAGACCCGATTCGAGATCTTCTCCGACCAGATCTCGCCCCGGCAGGCCATGCCGCGGACATGCGAAACGGTGCATCCGTACACCTGCGCGGCCTCGTCTGTTCCACAGAGCCGCCGCTTCGCCGGAAGTTTCACGGGCATCTTCATGGCCTCCGAGGTTATCTCGGCCGCCCGGTGAATCAACAGCGGCGCCGCTTGCCTTTGAGCGGCGCCGCTGTATACGGTTCACTGCGACCGACTACACCCGGAAGGGCTCGAACCTTCAACCTTCGGTTCCGTAGACCGATGCTCTACGGAACCGAAGGCGGCCGGCGGATCCGGTTATTCGGGGTGTTTGCAGCGGCCGTCGGCGGAACGGATGGGCCGGCGGCCCCGTCCGCCTCGAGGAACTGGACGAGCAGAGCGTCTCCGCGTTCCTCCGCGACTACTCCGGAACGGCGGCCCCGCAGACCGTCCGGTCGAAGAAGACCCAGATCCTCGCCCTGTGGCGGGCGGCCGCCGACGACGGATTGTGCGACCCGCCGACCTGCCGCGTCCGGAGCGTCCGCGTCCCCCGCCGGCCGGTCGTCGCCTGGGAGAGGGCGGAGGTCGAGCAGCTCCTCGCTGCCTGCCAGGCCCTGCCGCGCTGGCACCGCTGCGGCCTTCGCCGGAGCGTCTGGTGGGATCTCGCGATCCGCGTCGCCTGGGACACGGGCCTCCGATGGGGCGACCTGATCGCCCTGCCGGTGGACGCCGTCCGGGCTGACGGGGCGGTCGTCTGGTCGCAGAGCAAGACCGGCAGGGTGATCGCCTGCCGGCTCCAGCCGTCCACCGTGGAGGCCCTGCGGGCGTCCCTGGCGGCCTGCCCCCGGGCGCTCGTCTGCCCGTGGCCGGCCAGCCACGAGACGTTCACGGCCCAGGTCGGCCGGCTCGTCGAGAAGGCCGGCGTCCGGCCCGGGACCTGGAAATGGATCCGCCGGGGCTCCGGGACGGACGTCGAGCTTCAGCAGGGCGGGGCGGGGCACCTGCACCTGGGCAACACCCGGGCCGTGTTCGAGGCCGCCTACGGGGACCGGGCGATCCTCGGCCGGGCGGCGCCGCATCCCCGCGAGCTGCTCGTCGAGGCCCTCTCCCGCCGGCCAGCGCCCCCGGGGGACGAGCCCCCGGGGGCAAGCCGGCGGCCGGTCAGCGGTAGCGAATCACCGCGTACCAGCGCCGGGTAATCGGCGAGAACGCGACGCCCTCGTCGGCGATCGGCCGGCGGCCGAAGTAGCAGCAGGCCCTCCGGGCGGCGTCCGGAGTCAAGCCGACACCTATCCCCTCCCACTGGCCGCAGCCGGAATGCACCAGGGCCCCGCGCCTGGCGAGGACGACCGCATGATCCTGGGCGGTCACGACGACCGACCGGGGACGGGCGACGATCACATCCTGGCCGACGGCGGCCGAGGAGCAGAGCAGGAACAGGCAAACCGTAAGAAACCTCATAGGCGAATCCTTTCGCGTGAGTGAACCGAACCCGAACCGCCGGCCAGCATGGCAGCGGCCACGCCCGAGTCCAGTCAGCGGGCGGCGAGGTAGAGGCCGACGTTCGCGAAGGCGTAGCCGAGGTACGCGATCCCGAGCCCCGTCTTCCCGTGGTAGATCAGGTCGGCGGCGACGACGAGGTAGATCGCGCCGGTGACGGCGATCAGGAATGGGCTCACGGCGTCGGCTCCGGCGGCCGCGCACAGCCCGGCCCGCGGAGCGTGCCAGCGTTCAGGTGCGGCCAGAGCTTGTCGGAGTGAATCGCCGCGAGGACGCCCCAGGCGGCGTGCGGGAGATGATCCTCCGTGCGGTCGCCGGCGAGGTACTGGTACAGGTGTCGGAGGGCGTGGTTCAGCAGGTCGTGGACCGGCATCCCCGACTCCCAGTTCCAGTCTCCGTACTTCGCCGCCCCCTCGGCGCAGGTCCGGGCCACGGCCTCGAGGCCGATCGGGGAGATCAGATCGTAGCGAGTCGCCTCCGCGTCGCCGGAGCGAACCGCGCCCGTGGCGAACTTCACCCGGTCCCCTTGCTGCTCCTTCATCACCCGGTCCCCTTGCTGCTCCTTCATCCTTCGCTCCTCCCTGATTGTGGTGACGGCGTGAAACAGCCAGGACGCTAACACCCCGCTTGTGCCAGTCCACCAGACCCC